TGGGGCTGCTGGATACATCGGTGGTCAAATAGCACTAGCATTAAAAGATTCAGGACACAAAGTTGTTGGTATTGATCGCCGACCGTGCCCTAAATATCTTGAAGAATCATTTACCAAATTTATTCAGGCAGACTTTGATAGTGATCAAGCCAAGACAAAATTATTACAAGTTGGTCCTACCGCAATTGTCCACTGTGCTGGTACTAGTTTGGTCGGCCCCAGTGTGAAACATCCTGGTGAATACTATCATAATAATGTAATTAAAACTATAAATTTGTTAGACTTTATATGCAATGCAATGCCCAAGACTAGAGTTATTTTTAGTTCGAGTGCAGCAGTGTATGGTGAACCTATCATGACTCCATGTTCAGAAGTGGATCCGTGCGAACCCTTGAGTCCGTATGGTGAAAGCAAGCGCATGATAGAACAAGTGCTGGCGAGTTATCATCAGGCTTATAAACTGGACTATGTGGCATTCCGTTATTTCAATGCATGTGGCGCCGATAGTCAAGGTCGACATGGCAGTGAGCCCGGTGGCACACATATCATTTCACGAGTGTTAGAAAGTATCAGAGATCGAAAAGAGTTTGTGCTCAATGGTATTGATTATTCTACCAATGATGGCACATGCATACGAGATTATGTACATGTAGAAGATATTGCCCAAGCACATGTTGCAGCATTAGATGCCAAGGTATCTGCTGGTGTGTATAATCTCGGCAGCAATCAAGGCATTAGTAATTTGGAAATTATTGAAGCTGCACAACGAATTACCAAACAAGTTTTAAATTTTAGATCAGGTGCAAAACGTGCCGGAGATCCAGTCATGTTGACAGCAAGTTCAGAAAAATTTGATCAGTACGGTGTTTGGAAAAAATATTTATTGGATGACATGATACAACATGCTTGGAACTGGTATGTTCGAAAAAATACTTGAATTTGAACGGGCACTGGCCCGATTCACTGGTGCACCATATGCAATCATGACTGATTGCTGTACTCATGCAATCGAACTGTGCCTAAGATATGATCGTGTGCGTGGTCTTAAAATAACTCCTTACACTTATCTCAGTGTGCCAATGACCATGCACAAATTGGGTATTGACTATGTGTACTTGGATGAAACAGAACAAACATGGACAGGCGAATACAACTTTGTGTATACCAGGGTATGGGACAGTGCTCGAAGATTAGAGGCAGGTATGTATCGGCAAGGACAGATGCAATGCTTGAGTTTTGGACATACAAAGCCTTTACAAATAGGCCATGGTGGTGCTATACTGTTAGATAGCAAAACAGCTTACGATATCATGATAAAACAACGCTATGATGGCCGCAATCTAAATACATCACCTTGGCAGTCACAAAAGACTTTCCAAGTTGGATATCATTACCGTCCTGCTATTGAAGATGCAGTACGTGGATTGGAATTGCTAGAACAATATCAATCTCAAGAGCCTGTGTTTGTGCAGTATCCAGATTTAAGAACCATAACTATCGAACCATAACATGACCAACTTTGTATCTGATCCATTACTTACTCCTCCTGAACAAGAATTTGTTCCAATGGAGCAAAAACTATATGTAAAGAAAACACCCGGAGCTGCTGGCAAATATCTTAGTGCTGCATTGCGCGATCAAATGAAAACAGACGGCAAGAGATTTTGGGCTGGCGACAACATCAGCGACTATGTTGCAGAATCTGATCGAGAACACTTGATTGACGAAGCTACACAAGCATTTGAACAAGTGCTGGACACATTGCTGATTGATCGTGAAAATGATCCTAACTCAAAAGGCACAGCACGCCGCCTGGCCAAGATGTATTACAACGAAATAATGGCAGGAAGATATGAACCAGCACCAGACGCAACAGCATTTCCAAACGATTCGCAGGACCGTTATGAAGGCATGCTTGTGGTTAGAAGTGAACTACGTTCAATGTGTTCGCACCATCATCAACCTGTTAGCGGTGTTGCTTATATTGGTATCATTGCCGCTAACAAACTCATTGGTTTGTCTAAGTATACTCGTATTGCTCAGTGGTGTGCTCGTCGCGGTACCTTACAGGAAGAACTGTGTAACGACATCGCAAGAGAAATCATGAAGGCCACCGATGCCGAAGATGTAGCGGTGTATATACAGGCCATTCATGGCTGCTGTGAGAATCGTGGTATCATGGCACATTCCAGTCTCACACAGACCACAGTGCTCAAAGGTGCATTCCAAACTGATCAAAGCACCAAGAAAGAATTTTTTGACAATATCAAACTGCAACAAGAGTTTGCACCGAGGTAATTATGATTCGATATCTTAATTTTCCGCAGGTTCCTACAAGTCTAATAGATGAACTTAGCAGAGATCTTGCAGATTATTCACCGACGGGTCAGGAACGAATTTTTCCTGGATTAACCCCTGAAAATTATTACTACAAATGGACTGATCAGTACAATGAAAAAATCAACCAATGGTGCAAAGAACACATATCTAACGACATGTGGTGGGCATTTCAAATTTTAAAAAACGTTCCTGTACACAAAGACCTTGGTACAATTGTAAAACTTAGCTATCTAATAGACACCGGTGGTGACAATGTAGTGACTAACTTTTACGAAAAAGATCAGATCACTGTCAAACATTCTTATGTAATAGAGCCGTTTAGATGGCACATTCTAAAAGTTGATGAATATCACAGCGTTAGTAATGTCACCGGACAACGATTCAGCATTACAGGAAGAATATTTCCTGAATAAATGATAAACAACATGAAAACTTACGAAACACTAGATGAGGCCCGCAAAGCAGGTGTAGCACCTTGGGATCAATCGGTAGAAAATCTTAGTGACTTCCATGTTGCTGTGTTTCAAGATCGGTACCCAGTCACTCCTGGCCATTTGTTGTTTGTGCCTACTTATAATACCTTGACTGTGATCAATGATGCATTTGAAAGTGCATTGCGACATGGTGAAAGTATGGTCAAACAAGGTGCATGTGATGGTTACAATATCGGATTCAACTCTGGCTCTTCGGCTGGGCAGACTGTAATGTATCCACATGTGCATTTGATTCCGCGCCGACATGGTGATACCACTGATCCTGTTGGTGGTGTGCGAGGGGTCATACTAGGGCAGGCCAACTACAAAACAGATGGCTATAAACTGCCAGCATAAATATGTTTCCAAGCGGCCTATCGGCATCGTCCCGCTATACAAACTCCGCCGCCTATGCTATAATCTAACATAGGAGAAAATCATGGCACAAAAATTCTTTTCAACAAAAACTTACAGGCAAATTGGCCCTGTGGCATATCGTCAATGGCGTGCTCAAAGTCACTGCAATCTCATCCACGGATATGCAATGAGCTTTCACTTTGAATTCGAAGCTGACACGCTAGATGCACGTAACTGGGTCACTGATTTTGGTGGACTAAAGCCGCTCAAAGAAAAACTAGAAGAATGGTTTGATCACACATTACTGGTTGCACAAGATGATCCCATGCGCGAACACTTGCTAGAACTTGGACGACTAAAATTAGCCAAGATCACTGAAGTGGAAAAGACTGGATGCGAGGGCATTGCTGACTTCTTGTACGAATACATCAACACCATCTTCTTGCCCAACTGCGGCGCGGAAGAAGCCAAACGTGTTTGGTGCACTAGGGTAGAAGTGCGTGAAACAGATTCAAACATGGCAGGTCGCCAAGGGCATAGAGAAGACAACGAATTCCAAGACTAATGGATATCAGCATCTTGTTACCCACTAGAGGGCGGTCAGATGCCCTCATGAGCAGTATTCAAAGTCTTTATGATCTTGCGGATGATACCAGCACCATTGAACTGCTGTTTGGCATGGATAATGATGACGTAGTGGGCATGGAGAACATGCTGCACAATGTAATTCCATGGATTGAAAAACATAATGTACAACACAAGATAGTGATCTTTGAACGCTATGGCTACAACAACTTACACAAGTATGTGAATGGCCTGGCAGAACACAGTCAAGGATCATGGTTGTTCTTTTGGAATGATGATGCTGTAATGAACACCCAAGGATGGGATGCTCGCATACGTGAAAAAACTGGTGAGTTCAAACTTCTAAGTGTACACACTCACAATGAACATCCTTACAGCATATTTCCTATATTGCCTAGAGCTTGGTTTGAAATACTAGGGCATATCAGCCAACACAGTTCAAACGATGCGTATGTAAGCCAACTTGCTTATTACTTGGATATATTTGAACGTATCGAGGTATATTGTGACCACAATCGTTTTGATGTCACAGGCATCAACAATGATGCTACATATCAGCAACGTGAGATCATGGAAGGTGATCCTGGCCGTCCTGGAGATCTAAATCATCCAGACATGATAAAAATTCGTACCAATGATGCTGCTAAATTAGCTAACTGGATGCAAGATCAAGGGTTGGACTTGACCTTTTTTATTGAGGCATGGGAAGGGCGGCTGGATCCTTGGGGAAAAATGCGGGCCAACGATACAAATAATCAAGTTGATGCTACGGCTCGACGAGTAAATACTACATGACCAAAAAGAAAATCAGCTTCGTTCAGCCCAACTTCCAGCAAGGGCCCAAAGAGTTCAATGCTTATTATTTGCCCTACTCTGCAGGCGTTATACTGAGTTATGCATTAGGCAGTGAAAAAGTCAAGGAGTCTTGGGAGTTGGACCACTTGATCTGGCGCAGAGAACCCATCGAAGAACTAGCACTGAAACTCAGCACTAGCGATCTAGTGGCGTTCTCAACCTATGTATGGAATCACAGATACAACTATAAACTGGCAAAGTTAGTCAAAACGTTCAACCCTGAATGTACAATAGTGTTTGGTGGACCAGAGCCTGCTATTGAAGATCCCGAACTGTTTGAAAAAGAACCCTTTATGGATCTGGTGATCAAAATGGAAGGTGAGATTACTTTTCGCAGAATACTAGAAAATCACGGAACAGACTACACACATATCGAAGGGCTGTTGATCAACAGTCCCACAGGCATGATCGACACCGGAGATCCCAAACGTATCAACAACCTGGATGAGGTTCCAAGTCCTTACCTTGCAGGCATTTTTGACCGTGTGATGGCAGAGAATCCTGGGGTGATTTGGAATGCTACACTAGAAACCAATCGTGGATGTCCATATCAATGCACATTCTGCGACTGGGGTAGTCTTACATACAATAAAGTTAAAAAGTTTGAACTTCAACGAGTGTACGACGAACTAGACTGGATTGGAGAACACTGTGGATTTGTTACCATCACTGATGCTAACTTTGGTATGTTTGTGGAGCGCGATAATATGATCGTAGACAAACTGATTGAAGTGCAAAAACGTTGGGGCAAACTGGAAAGTTTTTCAATGACCTGGGCCAAGAATCAAAAGAACGAAGTTGTGGACATCGTGAAGAAACTGATTGATGAATCACCTAACTTTGGGCAAGGACTTACCGTAAGTGTACAGTCAATGGATAACGATGTGTTAGAGAATATCAAACGCAGGAATCTTGATCAACACAAGATTGATGAAATCTTTGCATTATGCGACAAGAACAATATACCTGTTTACACAGAACTGATTCTTGGCTTGCCCGGCGAAACAGTAGAGTCATGGAAAGAAGCTTTTTGGAAGATCTTCCGTGCAGGTAATCATGGTGGTATCAATATCCTACAATGTCAATTGTTGGAAAATGCAGAAATGAATCTGTTACAGAAAAAACTGTACAAGTTGGAATCAGTACCAGTGTACGACTACATGAGTGGTAGCTATGGTGATGTAGATCTCAATGAAAGTATTGATGTGGTAGTAAGTACCAAGACCATACCCAGAGAGACCATGCTGGATACTCTGGTATGGAGCAGTTTTATACAAACATTCCATATCAATGGATTATCAACTTACATAGCTAGATACCTAGCCAAACATCAAAACATTGATTACTCAAAGTTTTACGAAGACTTGTATGCGTGGGTACAACAAGATCCTTGGTTCCGATTGCAATTTCTTGAGACACGTAGTTATTTTTCCAACTGGATGACCAAAGGTCGTATTGACCATCCGCGTATTGGCAACATTGAGGTGTTTGGATGGAATCTCATGCACCGTACCACACTGTACATGGTCAAAGAAAAAATGATCAACTATGTTTTTGAATCACTTGACAAATTCCTTGATACGCACTATAATATTGATTCACAAGTAAAAAATCAATTGCTGCAATTCCAAAGAAATTATGTAATCGACTATAGAGATCTTGGCACCTACCCAATGCAAATGACTTGTGACTACGATTTCTTGGGGTACATTCAAGACAACGCTAAATTAGAGAACACCACTGTTTATCAATTTGACACAGTTGAAGATCCTAGCATGAGTGAAGATCGTTTCTTGGAAAATATGTATTTTGGTAGAAAACGAAATTTTGGAAAAACCACAATCACCCGTACAAATCAACATGAGTTTGCCTGAACAAAATCCCGACATCGATATCAGTGTATTGTTGCCGGTTAGAGCCCGACCTATTCCTATGGAACAATGCTTACACACACTGATTGACAATGCTTCAGAACCCGAACGCATTGAAGTGCTGATAGCATTTGATGACGACGACACCGATACTATAGACTATTTTGTAGATGTGATTGCTCCATATCTTGATGCTAAGAAAGTTACATATAGTGCCATGCAGTTTAAACGCTTGGGCTATTTGCGACTCAATGAGTATCTCAATGAGTTGGCTAATCACAGTACTGGCCGGTGGATCTTCTTCTGGAACGACGATGCTGTGATGACCACTACCGGATGGGATGATGTCATCCGTGAACACAATGATCGCTTTGCATTGCTGCGAGCAGAAACCAATCATGAACATCCTTATGCTATCTTTCCTATCCTGCCAAGAAAATGGGTAGAAATCACAGGAAACATATCACCACATCAGATCAATGATGCTTGGACCAGTCAAATTGGCTGGATGCTGGATATTGTAATCACTATACCTGTAATGATCGAACATGAACGATTTGATCTCACTGGTAAGAATGGTGACGATGTGTTTAAGAATCGACCCATGTTAGAAGGTAATCCTAATCACCCGAGAGATTTTAATCATCATGAATGGCGCAAACGCCGACAGCAGGATGCTATGAAAATTGGAAACTATCTAATCACGTTAGGATATGATCTTGAACATTTTAGATTAGGCATGGAAAATAAAATAGACATCTGGAGTAAAATGATAAAATTAGACAAAAAAGGTCTGATGAAACAATGGAGCAGCGTCGAACTTGACCACTGAACTTGTAGACAAAATTAAACAATACTGGAACACACAACCTTGCAATGTCAAGCACAGTATGAGTGAACCAGGTACAGAACAATACTGGAATGAAGTCACCGAACGTAGATTCTTTGTAGAACCTCACTTGCGTGATTTTGCCAGTTTCCATCTTTGGCGCGGTAAACGTGTGTTGGAAATAGGATCAGGCATTGGGTCGGATGCTGTGGAATTTGCACGGCACGGCGCTGAATACGTGGGCATTGATCTTTCAGCAGAATCTGTGGCCATGAGCCAGCAACGATTTGAATTGTTTGGACTCACTGGTGAATTCCACGTGATGGATGGTGCTGACACAGAATCCGTAGCCACGTTAGGTAAATTTGATTTGGTATACAGTTGTGGTGTGCTGCATCACTATCCAGAAATGGGCACATGTTTGAATAACATTCGTGATGCATTAGTTCCTAACGGAGAATTTCGCATGCTGGTGTACGCCAAGAATAGCTGGAAGTATGCCATGATCCAGAAAGGTCTGGACCAATTCGAAGCACAAGCTGGATGTCCGTATGCTAGAGCATATACCAAAGAAGAAATCTATCAGTTATTGAACAGTCGAGAACTTGAAGTCCTAAGGATTAGACAAGATCATAATTTCATGTATAATGTACCTAAGTACCGCGCTGGCGAGTACGAGTTGGAGCCTTGGTTTGCTGTGATGCCTGAAGAAATGCAAGCAGCAATTAAAGAATATCTAGGTTGGCATTTGTTAGTTAAAGCACGAAAAATATGAGTAAACTTAAAGTAGCAGAACTGTTCTACAGTGTACAAGGTGAAGGCAGATACATGGGAGTGCCCAGTGTGTTCTTGCGTGTGTTTGGATGCAATTTTAAATGTGCAGGCTTTGGTATGCCACGTGGGCAACTGAGTACAGAAGCAGAATTTATTGATCCTGTACAATTCCGCAAGTACAATGACTTACCACTGGTGAGCACAGGCTGTGATAGCTATGCTAGTTGGGATCCACGATTCAAAGACCTAAGTCCTGTACGTAAAAATACTGAACTTGCGGAAGACATTGTGACAATGTTACCATTTAAAGAATGGCGTGATGAGCATCTTGTGATCACAGGTGGTGAACCATTGTTAGGGTGGCAACGTGCATATCCCAGTTTGTTGGATGATCCTAACATGGCAGGATTGCGAGAGATTACATTTGAAACCAACGGTACTCAAGAACTAACTGCTGAGTTTAGAAAGTATTTGCTAAACTGGACACTAGGCAATCGATCACGTGGTCGCGAAGCATTGACATTTAGTGTTAGTGCAAAATTGCCATGCTCCGGAGAGAAGTGGTCAGAAGCTATACGTCCTGAGATTGTGTGCCAATATGAAGATGTTGGTCACACATACTTGAAACTGGTAATATCCACTCGAGAAGACTTTGCTGATGCTCAACGTGCAGTAGCAGAATATCGTGCAGCAGGCTTCCGGGGTCATGTGTATTTGATGCCCATTGGTGGTGTTGAAAGTGTGTATGCACTGAATAATCGGAACGTGGCTATCTTGGCCATGAATGAAGGTTGGCGCTACAGTGATCGACTTCAAGTACCGTTGTTCAAGAACGAGTGGGGAACATAATGGGATTGTTTGATATCTTTAAAAGAAAACCTGAACTTGTGGCAGTACCCGAGGTCCAAGCACCACCTGTGCTCAAAGAAAAGAAAGTCAAAGAAGAACCCAAAACTGCCAAACAGATTGCTACAGACAACAAAGAACCTTATGTGAACATTGTAAGTCTGGATGTGGATCTAAACAACTTGCATCAAGGTGCATTTGAATTGGATTGGAACGAGATCTTTGTGGCTCGCTTGGTCAAGGCCGGATACATGATCAAGAAGGATGACACTGATGCAGAGATTGTGGACCGTTGGTTCCAAAATGTTTGCCGACATGTGGTAATGGAGACGTGGGAACAAGAAGAAGCCATCGCTAAGAGTGGCATGTGGGTGCGTAGCACTGATGTTGGCAACGGACGTACTGAAGTAAGTTAAGTGATGATTACAGAGATCTATATCAATGGCGACAGTTATTCTGCAAACAATACAGAGGAAGTTGCATACAGCAATTTTATTGCCGATCAGATAGATATTCCTGTAACGAATTATGCCATCGCAGGATGTTGCAACGACCGTATATTTCGAACCACCCTTGAATACTGTGCAAATTTAAAACAACATCAACGGCCATTGATAATTGTCGGCTTTAGTTTTATAACTAGAGAAGAAATATGGGTCGACAATATTTCAAAATATTCACAAAGAATAAGAGATTATCCCGGATCACAGTTTATAACACACCAATGGTCACAAACTGTTGATGAAGCAATCATGCATGCAGTGATTGATCAAAATATCAATAAACAAACAACACATTTTTATGTCAAGATGTTTATGTTTATTCAGACATTGAAGTCTCTCGACCTTCCGTATCATATTTTTTCAGCAGCTGACAACACAGATTTTAGAAATCTTAATTGGAACAGCCTGAGAAACTTGCAAGCATTTCAGAAAATTAGTCAGGATCCCAACGTCAGAGATCTACACAGATTCAATATAGGTAAATGGGCCGAAGATAACCATCTCAAAACTACAAAAACAAAACATTTCTTCGAAGACGGGCATAAGATGTTTGCTGATTATCTATTAAAAAATGTAATCAATGATCTTGTATGTAAACGGTGATAGCCATACCGCTGCTGCCGAAGCAGTATCACCAGCAGCCTTTGCCGAAGATGATGGCTATCCTGAACTAGGGCGGCAACCACATCCTGATAATCTAGCAGTGAGTTGGGGACAACAGTTGGCCAACAAATTAGGCGTTGAATTTATTTGTGATGCCGAATCTGCTGCTAGTAATCATCGTATTATTCGCACCACACGTGACTGGATGCGAACATTACACCCATGGGAATCCGCTGTGGCAATCATACAGTGGAGCACTTGGGAACGTGAAGAATGGTTGCACAATGGTGAATACTTACAGGTGGGTAGTTCAGGTCTGGATTGGGTGCCCGATGAGTTGGCCAACCGATATCGGCAGTTTGTAGTCGATGTGGATTGGAATCAATGTCAACAGCATTGGCATCAAGAGATTTGGAAATTGCATTTGGAGTTGGCTGCGGCGAAGATTCCGCATGTGTTTTTCAACGGTAACAATTCGTTTGATCGAATTACTACTCAATTGGATTGGAATGATTCGTATATAGCACCGTATTTGGAATTCACTTACAACCAAATACTTAGAGATCGATTTGAGCCGGTACATGCGGATTCCTGGCATTTCGGCAAAGATGCCCATTGCTTTTGGGCTGAATTTGTGTTACAATACTGTATAGAAAACAACATATTGGATCCACATGCGCTATCTGTTGATTGATACAGCAAACACTTTTTTCCGTGCTCGACATTCGATTTTCCGTGCTGCTGATGCTTGGGAAAAACTGGGCTATGCTTTACACATTGTGATGAGCTCAGTGAACAAAGTACACAAACAGTTTGCCGCTGATCACGTGGTTTTTGCACTAGAGGGGCGCAGCTGGCGTAAGGATTTCTACGAGCCCTACAAGAAAAACCGCGCTGTGGCTCGTGCAGCACTCAATGCAACAGAACAAGAAGAGGACAAATTGTTCTGGGAGACCTATGATAGCTTTACTAAATACCTGGCAGAAAGCACAAACTGTAGTGTTATTCGGCACCCAGAAGCTGAAGCAGACGACGTTATCGCTCGATGGATTGCATTGCATCCACAGGACGAGCACTACGTGATTTCATCAGATACAGATTTTGTGCAGTTACTAGCACCCAATGTGAGTCAGTATAATGGCATAACCGATGAGCTTCATACAGTCACGGGCATATTTGATGCCAAGGGCCGACGTGTGCAAGACAAAAAGACCAAGACAGACAAAGTGATTCCCGACCCTGAATGGCTGCTGTTTGAAAAATGCATGCGTGGCGATACCAGTGACAATGTGTTTTCGGCTTACCCAGGTGTGCGCGAAAAAGGTACCAAAAACAAAGTGGGTCTGCGCGAAGCATTTGAAGACCGTAAAAGCAAAGGATTCGCGTGGAACAATCTCATGTTGCAACGTTGGGTTGACCACAACAATGTGGAACATCGTGTGAAAGACGACTACGAACGTAACCGTGTGTTGGTTGATCTCACTGCACAACCTGACACTATCAAAGCCAAAGTAGATGGTGCGATACGTGAACAGATCAGCCACAAAGACATTGGTCAAGTTGGTGTACGGTTCATGAAGTTTTGCGGCAAATACGAGCTTACAAAGATATCTGAATCAGCAGAGCAATACGCTCGCTGGCTCAATGAAACTTACAAAGGAACACTAGATGAGCATCATAGCCAAACCCATAGTTAAAGATCAATTTTATATCCTTACCAAGGATAATAAAAAGATTGGAAATATTGAAGCCACAGGTGACGGCTTTGCTGTAAAGATCAACAACAAGATCATGCCATTTAAAACCATGGCCATGATTCGTAAACAAGTTGATATTGAGTTTCCAGCAGTGGGAAACAAGCCCAGCCGAGAACCTGCCAGTTATCAAGTGCAGGGATATCCATCAGGATCTAGAGTGTACAATCCTATCTGGGATGTACAACATAAATTGCCTTTGTTTACCAAGAACAACAAATCACGTTCGTGGTTTGCTGCTGGTTGGTATCAAGTCAAACAACGCAGAACTTGGAGCATAGTACAAAGCCCTAAGTTGATTACCTTGGAACGATATCCTTACCAAGGTCCTTTTTACACTAAAGAAGAAGCCAATGTCAAACCCCTTCCTTGATCAATCTCGATTCATGCGAGCATGCAACCAAACAGTGGGTGCATGGAACGAACCACAGTTTAATCTGTATACCAAACTTATCCAAGAAGAAGTAGACGAACTTTGGGCAGCCAATGGTGCAGCTGATCCCAAAGAATGTTTAGATGCATTGATCGACATCATGGTGGTCACAGTGGGTGCTATACATAGTCTAGGTGCTGATGGTGAAGGTGCATGGAATGAAGTCATGCGTAGTAACTTTGCCAAGATTGATACTAGAACTGGATTTGTAACCAAACGTGAAGATGGCAAAGTTCTCAAACCCGAAGGATGGACGCCTCCTGAACTTGATCAATTCTTGCAAACACGATGAGTTTGCATATAAATCGTTTTATCGATTCAGTAAAGGCACATGAGGCTCGTGGTCAACGTGACTTTATCATGCCCATGAAGGATGCTAAAGACCTGCATGCAGACATAACCAAACTGTTGCTGGCTGTGACTAACTTGCAAACTCAATTGTTGGATGCACAAAAACAACAAACTTTCACCGTGGAAGTGGCTGGCAAAGACTTCTAAATACTCCTACATTTTGGATAAATAAATGTAGGAGTATAATGGATGTCAAGACCCAAACCATCAGTGTTGATCGAGAACACTAACAAGCAGACCTACAAAACCGAGCAGGTGTTGGCTAGCGAAGGCATATGGGCTGTGTTCTTTGATGGCCAACCTATCAATCTCAAGACCTCTAACTTGCTCACACAGTATCCAGGTCCCAAATACAAAAAGGTATCATTCTCCAATCCCGGGCATGCTATCAATTTGGCTCGCAAGCTCAATATTCAATTTAGAACTGAAAAGTTCTCGGTTGTGTTGCTCAAACAAGGGGATAAAATATACCCCAATGCGAGATAAGCGAGCCATTACCGAAGCATTGATCAGGCAATATCCTGAATCTCAGCGTCCCGGATTAGATTGGGCCATGCAAACCTGGTGGCGTAATCCCAAACTCAAAGCAGGGATGAGATTGAGCAGTCATGGTTATATTGCCATGCAACGAATGGCAGTTGAGCATTATGAGTTTGCTATCAAGCCCGAGCAAGTGCGTCCCAAACTATTGGTCATGTTGGATCAGCGATTACAAGATCCATATTATCTCAATGTAGATAGACGCAATTCCAGTATCAAATTCTACGGCAGTAAAGAAGCATTTTTAGCAAATCTCTATGGGGATTTAGAACAGTTTCTCGAGAATTATACCCAATAATATCGAGATAATATTGAGATATTATCGAGATAATATTCCGATAATATTCGATAATATTGTGTGTTGTAAAAAACCCACACTCAAAGTGTTGCTAAAAACCCACAAAAAATCGCTGTTTTTTGTGAGCAAAACGGTTGACCGAAATCGCTAGATCGGCTATAATACGTGTATGGAAGCAAAAAAAGCCACTCGTAAAAAGCGTGTAGATCGCACTCATATCGTATATGCTCTGCATATCGGTACAGAGTCCTACATCGGCATTACTGCCAAGACTCAGCGTACAGTGTTGATGTCTTTGCGTAGCCGTGTAAACAAGCACATCTATCGCTCGCGCACTGAAGACAAGTCTTGGCGCCTGTACGAAGCAATTCGTGCCGCAGGTGCTGACAGCATTGTGTCAACTATAGTTGACATTGTGCGTGGTAAAGATGTTGCACATAAGTTAGAACGTGAACTTATTGCTCAGTATGCACCTGCACTGAACACAGACGTTCGCATCAAGCAAAACGGTTGACCAGAAATCACCGTTCTGCTATAATATACACATAGACAGCAAAAAGGAATTACCATGCAAGATACAATGACCCGTGAAGAAGAACTGCACAGCATCTTTTGGGATATGTACAAAGATGCTCACGGTTTCCGTCCTCGTCATGTGGACACTACCGGTTGGACTGAGGCGACTTTCACTCAGGAGTTTGAGTATCTGCAGGAAGTGATTGCCAAGAACGAGCGTGAGCGCAAGATTGCCGAGCACGAGGCAGCTCATGCCTTTGAGATGCGTATCCAATCCGTAATGGCCTGCGGTGCCAAAGACCGTGAGATGGCCCTGCGTTGGATCCACGAAGCTGAAGGCACAACAGGCGATGACCAGTTCCTGTGCTACACCCTGGGACTGCCTTATCGTTATTTTAAGTAATAGGAGAAAATAATGAGCAAGACTATTACCGTACCCGTTGAGTTTACTGTAGAAGAGTTTGAACAACTGCTGGCGGATGCTGAATGGAAGATTGACGATCCTGTCAAGTTCAACCAGCACCTCCGCAGTGAAGAGTTTGCTCAACTGCTGGCTACTGACTTGAAGAACACTTGGAAAGAGTGTAACGAATTTGCGGCGATTGTGGATAACCTGTTTAACGGTGCTGGATGCCAGAGCCAACTTGAGTTCTGGGACTAAGAAGATATCTAAGGAGCACTAGATGATTGCAGAACAAACAAAATATGATACACGCCACGGCGGCCCTTATGATCGCGGCAGTGCCGACAGCTACTACAGCCGTGGTTACAATCCGCACTACTTTGAGGGTGCCACAAGCACCACGCCTCGTGTGGAAATGAAGGATATGACTGCTGCTGAGATCACAGCATACACCGCAGGCTTCAACGATAACGAAACATTTGGTGACAAGAAGGATTGGGGTTGAATGATGAACGAACGAATTAAAGAACTTGCTAGAGAGGCTGGATTAAAGTGGAAAGCACAACCTCCGCATTATACCAATACCAATAATCCAATTGACTTTCCTGTGAGTGCCAATCGTGACTTGGAAAAGTTCGCCGAGTTGATTGTCAAGGAATGTGCTAAAGTTGGTGAACGATATGCTGACGGCAATTATGAAGTTTATAATCAGATTATGGCACATTTTGGATTGGAAGAAGAATGACTGAACTTGAAACACTACAG